TATTCTGCTAGTCGAGCTATCGTGATAAAGTAGTAAATCATTACCAGCACCAAGTTTGATCTTATAATTATCTGCATAGTTCAACATCAAGTCACCACGAGCATAAACGCCAGCAGAATCTGTACCAAATTTTAATGTGGTGTCATAGTAAAGTTCTGCTGCACCCCCTGTCAAAAATTTTGCCAGATTTTGTCCGTTATCTGATTGAACAAGTACTCCATTTCCATTTGATGAAAGAATTAATTGACCAGTTCCAGTTTCTTTAATTCTGCTGTTGAAACCATCGTGATAGATTTGAAAATCTGACGAAGCACCGAGTTGTATACGATCATCAGTAGAAGCACTACTATCTCCTAGTATTATATTGTTACCATTAACATCTAAGTTACCGCCTAGCTGTGGTGATGTGTCAGATACTAAATCAGTAGTTAAGTTAGAAACTGTTGTGTTAAGTGCAGCTATATCTACACCATCAACTGTTCCTGTAACTGTGATGTTTCCTGTTACGTCAAGACCAGAACTAACGTCTAGGTTGGCATTTACGCTCGTAGTACCATCAGAACCTATAGTAAATCTGTTTGAACTATTTGTAGTATCATAGATTGAAAACGTACCATTACTATTTCTTACTGAAAAATCAGAATTATGACTTGTATCAATTAACTCTAGGTATGGTAAATCATTACTAATACTAACATTACCAGTAGCTGTAATATCTCCTGTTACGTCAACACCAGCACCAACGTCTAAGTTACCAATTACATCAACGTGACCATCTGCATTGATAACCATTCTATTTGTAGCTGTTGTATTATCATCTAACGTTCTAAATCTCATTACTCCATTGCTGGACTGAATGTCCATCATCTTGAGATCTGTACCACCACCAGTATGTCTTAATAAAAGTCTAGATTGATTACCTCCCTGTAGTGCAATTCCGTTTGAGCTATTAAAAGTTGCAACCGCATAAGTATAAGGAGAAGTTGTACCAACTCCAAGTTTTCCAGACGAATCTATAGCCAATCTAACTTCATTACTATTTGTGGTATCTTCAACCATAAACAGACCACTTTGAACTTTAATTCTGAAATCACTATTATGGTTGGTATCAACAAAAGCAAGGTTAGGCCCAGTATCTGTTATGCTTATACCCGAACTTGTAGTCTCAAACTTTTTAGTGCCACTATGAAATAGTTCTACGGCTCCATTCTCATTAAATACGGCACAGTTTTGACTTCCAGCAGCGTTTTGTATTGCAGTAGTATTTGCTTGAATATTTAAATTTCCTGTACCAGTATCTTTAATACGGCTATGACTGCCATCATGTTCAATGACTAAATCACCACTTGCTCCAAATCTAGCTTCTACATTATCACCAAAATTCATGTTACCAGCAATACTAGAACTACCAGTAATGTCTAAATGAGTTGCTTGTAATTCACCACTAACAAGAACACCGTCCGACTTTGTATTTAGTTTAAGAGAATTGTCGTAAAAAAGTTGTACTGAACCATCTTTAAAAGTTCTAAAATGATAATTTGATGTAGCATCGTTATCAACTATATTTACTCCAGTTGTTTTTAACCAAGCAGCAGCATTAGCTTGAACTGAAAGGTATCCTGTACTATTATTTAGGTTTGCATTATTTCCGTCATGGTAAACTTGAAAATCTGACCCTGTACCATATATAGACCTTACGTTGTCATTATGGTTGTTACTACCAGTAAATGTGTTACCAGTAATAACAGCAAAGTTACCTGTAGCTGTAACACCGTCTACCCAAGCACTACCAGTATAAACCTTAAGTGAGTTAGATGTAGTATTAAAGAACAAGTCTCCTGTATCTAGACTAGTTGTAGGGTTGCTTGCACCAATACGATATGTATTAAAGAAACTGTTAACACTATTTATATTAGTTGCAACAGTATTAACGTTTGTTATAGAAGTAGCAACACTATTTACATTAGTAATATCGTCACCAACTTCATTTACGTTCGTGATAGATCCAGCAACTATACCTATATTATCGTCAGTAACTGTTATAGTGTTACCCATACCGTTACCATGTACGGTACAGTAATACTTAAGCGAACTTGGTGCATTTGATGGTACTGCAAATACTACAGTAGCACCTGAGCTACCAGCTGTTCCGTTAACTGTTACACCTGTTGTATAAGCATTATCACTGCTATCTCTAAATGCAAGGGGGTGTCCACTATTACTACTATCTGCTTGATTAAATGTATATGTAAAACCTCTAGCTAATGTAAGAACTGGTTTAGATTGACCATCTATATAAAATACACCGCCCGATACAGTTACAACAAATGTTTGAGTACCACCTATTGCTGCTGAAACAGTGTTAACTTTTGCTATATTTGTACCTACATTATTTACGTTAGCAACATTAGTAGCTACAGTGTCCATATTGTTAACAACACTGGTTACTGCAAGTGTATTCATATCGGACACAATATCAGCGGTAGCAAGTGTATTCATGTCAGATACTACATCAGCTGTACCAAGTATAGCCATGTCAGCTACAGCATCGGTTGTACCTAGTATAGACATATCTTCAACAGCTGCTGCTGTACCAAGTCTGCCTATCTCTGTTGCTTTACCGGCTACAGTTGTAACCTCTGTTGCGTCTGGTACTAACCTATGAAATGTGTATGTATGAAGTGTAGTTGTAGATTCAACTAGGAATCCAAACCCAGAAGGTATAGTACTTGGTACACCAGTAATAGTAATATTCGCATTGTTAGCTACGTTACCATTATTGATGGTTACAGTTGTACCACTTGGAACTAAGTCAGTTGAAGCTGACTTAATACTTAATACAGCTGCTTGTCCTGTAACTCCTTGTGGGTTTACGTTTGGAAATGCTTGCTCACTAGCAATGATAGTAAAACCACCAACATCATCTATAAGGTCAATAATTCTGTCATTGATAGCTGCGGTTGTAGCAATCGTAGTATCGTTGTCAGGAAAAGATTGACCATCTTTAATTGTATCACCAGAACTTATATTAAAAAATCTAGCATCAGCTGCTGCTGAAGTTAAGAAAGATGTGTCGTTTGTTGTTGCAGATCCTTGCTCACTAGCTGTAATAACAGTAGCACCGTTTAGCTTGTCAGCTGTAATAGACCCTGCTGCATAGTGCTCGTTGTCTAAAGCTCCAGCTGCAATATGCTCAGAGTTGACAACATCGTCTTGTATGTTATCTCCATCTATAATGTCATTAGCTAAGTGCTCATGATCTACAGAACCAGCTGCATAGTGCTGTGAGTCTATAGCATCATTAGCTATATTAACACCTTGTATACCACCGTTAGCTATTTCGCTTGTACCTACTGAATTAGCTTGTATGTGCTCAGATCCAACTGCATCGTCTGCTAGTTTAGTTCCATCAATAGCATCTGCTGCTATCTTAGCTCTAAGCACTGCACCGTTAGCTATTTCAGTAGATCCAACTGCATTGTCTGCAATTTGGTTTGATCCAACTGCTGAGTTTGATAGATGTGCTTGATCTATACTTGCGTCTACATAGTGTTCAGAATCTATAGAATCATCAGCTATTTTTGTACCATCTACAATATCTGCTGCTAAATGCTCACGGTCAATAGATCCATCTACATAGTGCTCAGAATCAATTTGACTATCTGCTATCTTAGCATTGGTTATAGCATCAGCTTGTATATCGTAAGTCTGTACTAGCTGATCTTGTTTTTCTTGTATAGCTCTGAGAGCTTGTTTTGTATTATTATTTAAGTCTGTGGCTTTAACTGCTGCACCAGCTGAGTAAGTGGCCTTACCTTCAACTGCATTACCAGCATTGTTAAGTACTTTTGTACGGCGTTGTATACGAACTTTGTTGCTTGATGTTGGTGCTGTACCTACCCATGCGATTGTACCACCTGTAGCAGAGTAGGGATTTATATTGTAGTCGAATGTTCCAGACCCACCATTAGTTCTTTTTACACCATCAACATATACTTCAATCTCACTTTCAGAGAATGAGTCAATAGTAAATGCAATGTTGCCGCCAGTACCATTCGACGTTGGTCGATAAGAAAGTGTTGACATTTATTTAGGTATGTTTAGTATGTTTGCTGTTTGCCTACGCTTTTGTATTTGAGCATAGTCTTTCTTTTGTTGCTCTTTTATAAGCTCTAGTATATCTGATTGCTCTTTTATAGATGCCCATGCTTTTCTACGAGCTTTCTGGAACAATCTATCAATAGCTCTATTATGCCAGTAGTCTCTAGCATCATAATCAGCTCGCCTACCAGATTTTATATCATTATACATTTCTTGCATAGAAGCAATAGCCTTTGGGTTTTTGGCTAACTTATCCAACTCACGCTCTAAGTTCTGCAAGCCTATAGCTCGTTGAAATGCAGATCTAATTCTTGGTGCGTCGGTAAGATTTGTACTGTCGGGTGCATAATATGTGGACAAACGTAAATCGTAGCCACTGTTAAATAAGAAGTTTCTGCCGGGTGTTTGGTCTAGACTAAGACTTACAGGACTAATTGCATTGTATGCTCTAGTTAAAAAGTCCCAATCTTTTAGTGGTTTACCGTTTAGTAAGTCATACTTAATAGGTAGCTCACCTTCACCAGCTAACTGTTCTGATAGTAGGTTTCTGTTACGTATTGACTGTACAATACCTGAGTTTATCTCACGCATATATGGTGTAAATAGCTTACCTAACTCGTTACGTAAACCAGCGAGAGGTACTTGGTTGTTAACCAGCCCACCTACAATACGTCCAGCCTGTCCGGGTCTACCAGCAAATAGGTCAACAAAAGACTGTATACCAGCTAGATATGACTTACTTGTGATAGCTTGTGCTACTACAAGAGATATCTTACCTAGTTCGTTTTCTGTCCACTCTTCACCCATTAGTTCGCTTGCATCACCTACGTCAGCTATCGTAGACATAATAAGGTTAAATGGTTCAAACTGGTCATAACCTACACGTACAGCTCCAAGCTTTATAGTTCTAGGTTCCCACTTACCATCTAGCCACATCTGTCTTTTCTGTCTGTCAACTGGGCCATTACCGTTAAGATCACCACGCATCCAAGCCTGTGTAGCCATAAATACTACAGCAGAACCCATTGCCAATCGGCCTGTCTGTAAAGCTCTAGCGTTAGCAAGTTCTTCTGGTGTAAAGATACCATACTTAGATACACTACCTAGATCGTTAGGGTTTGCAAATGCTATGTCGTTAAACTCTTTGACTAAAAAGTTAAAACCGGGTGTATACTTACCAGTCAGCGCAAGTCCGTTGACACCAGTTCTAGCAAACAAAAAGAATGGTTTAGCTAGAGGTGCAGCAGTAAACACATCATTAAGACCTTTGGCAAAACCTGTAAGTTCTTGAGTCAGTGTTACTTCTTTACGTGCAAACTGTGTGGCTTCATCTATGATGTTACCGTTAGCGTCAAAGACTTGTGAGTAAAAGTCATCTTCGTATGCCTTCATTAACTCCTTGTTAATTACTGGCAACTCGATACCATTACCTTGCATGTCTAGAACTCTACGCATAGCTTTCTCACGCATCTTTGCTCGTCCTAAAATATATCCAAAGGCATCATCAGTTGCTGCCATCAGCTTAGTCGAGTATGTAAACAAGTTACTATTGTTAGCTTGTCTTGCTAAGTTTGCTAAACGAAACGCAGCAGTTTCTCCGGGTGTAGCTCTACCACTATCTTCTGCCCAACGTCGTAACAACTCCCAGTTGTCATCGCCACGTGTGTAGTCACTAAAACGTGTTCTTACCTGTCTTATATCACCTTTCCAATATGAGTTTAGCTTTGATCTAAACAATGTAAAGGACTCGGGTATAGCTTCTATCATACCGTTGACAGCTGCAAGACTAGCTCTAAGTGTAGATGCGTCACCACTTAATGGGTATCTAAGTGCAGCACCTATAGCTGTAGACAAAGGGCGTAGGAATGTTGCAGTGGATGTACCCATGATTGCTCGAACTGGTGTTTTAGGGCCAGATAGAACACTATGAGTCATGACGCCTTCTAGCTCACGAATAAGAGCACCTGTTCTGCTTACACCGTTAGGATCTAGCTTACCGCCTTTTATAACTGTTCTAGCCCACTTATCAAAGTCATCTAGAGTGTTCACATTCTCCATCATAGAAAATGCTTCAAACAAAGCGTTAAGTAGATTGTCGTCAGGGTCATCTTTTGCTATCTTAAGAATAGACATGATAGACTCTTTTGCGTCTTCTGTGCTTTGCTTTAGTACTTCATCTAGAGCCTGCTTCTTAGCTTTACCAGCACCTAATGCTCTAAAAGAGTCAGATTTAATAAATCTTGCTTTCTTTGTCTGGTATAACGCAGTCAGCATAGTATCTACAATCTGTTTAGCTGGGCCATCTATATCCTGTAAGTCTACTAGATCTGCTATTTCTCTACCAGCTGTGCCTAGATCTCGTAGCTGTTTAAGTAGTGTACCAACAACAAGGTCAGCAACAACTACGTTTTTAGCAGTCCAGTTTTCGATGCCATCAATAACGTCATTAGTTTCAAACAACTCTTTGAGATATTCTTGTGGTGACATATCAATAGGGTTTCTACCCTGTGTAATACGTTGATGTGCTTCGATAGCTTCTCTATATGTAGCAGCTAGTTTCTTTCTGTCGCCTTTTGCAGCTTCTAGTTCTTTTGCAAATTTATTTTCGCTCATCAAACCACGCATAATTCTTTCGACCTGTGCGTCGTCTGTACCGCCTTTTAAGGCTATTCTTTCTCGTTCTACGGGTGTTGTAACAGAACCAGTTGAACCCTCCTCTGAGCCCCACTGAGTACGTGTCTTTGACAACTGCTCACGAGCTTTCTGTGGGTTTACTTCTGTTATGTGTGCTCCTTGATGTGGTTGAGATATAGGTGCATTTTTATCTGCTCTAAACTCTACCTCTCCTTCTCTTAGTTGTGCAACACCAGCCTGTACCGTTTGATCTTTTAGGCTTTTGTTTCTAGCTGTAATCTGATCTATGGCTTCTTTACCGCCTTTCTTTAGTGTATAGGCAAGTCCATCAAATACTAGCCCTATACCCATACCTTCTACGATGTTTTTAACTTTCATCATAACAGGATGGTCAGTATCTTTTGTAGATAGAGGTGTATCTACCCAACCATATCTATCACGCAATGCACCCAAGGCGTTCTGTTCATCTGACTCTTTAGATATAAGGTCAGACACAGCTCCTACAGCTGCACCTCTGACAAGGTTGCCTTTCATCAATGTCAAAAGACCAGCTGGTACAGACACTAAGCCTGTAGCGGCTACTCCTTTGGCAGCTAATACTGTACCTACAGCTAGTGAACCGAAGTGTACTAGCCCTCTAAGTTGTTTACCCCACCATGTTTTGGTTTCGATGGGGTTATCATATGCACCGAAAGGTGTAAAGTCAGGTGTATACTCACCTGTCAAATCCCTTTGCCGTTGCATTTCACCAGAAAACGCATCTATTGTACGCTCTGGAAATGTGGCAATAGAGGATGCTGTATCTTGTAGACCGCCAGAAAGTATTGATTGACCTTCTTTTATGAGTGCCTTAGCACCCCATGTATCAGCATTACGAGGGTCATACTGTTCAGCATCAGCCTTAGCTGTTGCCGCTGCTTCTTCTTGTTCAGCAGCTTCTTTCCTCTCTTGCTCTTGTTGGTATTCTTCTGCAAGCCGTTCAGCTTCGTCGCCTAAGTAATCGACGTATTCTTCATCAACTTGGACATCAGAATATCTGTTTGAGTCCGTCATTTTTAGTTATATAGTGTTTTTGGATTAAAGGTTTGTTCTGCCTTTAGCCTTCTAGCTTCTTCTTCAGCCTTTTTCTTAGCTGCTTTTTCGTTACGTAGTTTTTCTGCTTCGGTTATAATAATCTCAGCTACATCAGCTTGCAAGTTTTGAAACTGATTATTTTTCATACCACGTAAATTAGGAAATATTTGTAATACAGCTTCCTGTTCTTCTAAACTTAGATTAGTTAACCTGTGCCAATCTTTAGCTTCTGTCTGTGCACCATTTATAGAGTTAGATCTGTTAGCTCTGTTTCTGATAAGTGCTAGTACCATATAACTTTGATTGTCTTCAGTAAACTTAGCATCTCCCATACCGGCAAACGCACCACTTTCAACAGCAGTAATAATTTCTTCAGCTGTAAATCCATATCTACCAAAGTCTGTATATCCAGCCTTAGCTAAATTGTAGACCTGTCCGATACTTCTGTTAGTAAGTCCACCCATTTTTGCCATTAGTGGGCTGGTTGTATTTGGATTATAAAAATAATTATCTGACTCTTCTTGTGACTGGGTAAATGTTTCTGTACCGCCAAAAAGTTTGACTCTTTTCATCTGACGTTCTTTAGCAAAACCATTAAGTAGTTTTTCAGCACCTTCTTGATTACCACTTATAAAGTTGTAAGTCTTAGTTGGTGATGCTTTGTAGTTTATAGAGTTTATTTCGTCAGATGTTAGGTTGTAGTTTTTCTTGTAGTTCAACAAACCAGTATTTTTATCGAGGCCACCTGTTGCAGCAAGTCTTTCAATACCATACTCTAAGCCATTTAATAAAGTTCCGTCAGCTTGTGTAATCTTGACACCCTTGAGAACTTCGTCAAAGTATGTTGGACGTGGGCCACCAGACATTAAATAACGTTTTAATTGTTGTAATGCAGACTTTTCATGTACTGAATTGTAACCCTCATTACTAATTAGTGACTGGTCATTTGATAATGCAGTACGATCATTTTGGATGTCTATTGCTTGAGTATCAACCTGAGCTTTATAAAAATCTTTATAACTACCAGCCAAAAGATCTTTTTCAATATCTGGTAACAAGTCTACTATAGCTTCTTGTAGAGTTTTACTTGGAACTTTTTTAACAAGCTCTTGAGCTTTATATCTCAAATCTCCCATAGCTGCTTGTATCTCTAGAGTTTTTGGGTATGGTATTTTTGTTAAAGACTCTTTACCTTCTTCTGCACCTAAGTCTATTTTCATGGCTTTTTCAAGATCACCTCTTGCACCATCATAAGGTGACTTTTTACCAGCATCTGGATACTCACCAAAGCTAGAGCCAGTTACTGTAGCTCTAGTCATAGCATTAAGTAGCTTAGGTCTAAAAGCTTGATTTTTAAGTACTTGATTATCTCTTTGTTTAGCCATCAACTCGAAGACTACAGTAGATGGAGGATCTCCGTCATACTGTTCAAAGACTGTATCAATCTCATCATCAAACGCAATCTCAGCAGCCTTTACATCTGCGTCAGGATCACCGTTAAATACTGTTTCAGCCCTTGTAAGAAGTTTTAGATTAGCTTCTTTACCTTTGAAGTTACTGTTAGCGTATGTAGTTTTACCACCACCGTCTGACCGTTCATACTGGTATATATCTCTAATATATTCTAAATGTCGTGGTGTAAGTGTATCTAGACTCTGTACAAAACTTGCACTCCTTTCAAATAGATAATTAAGTGCCTGTATATCTTTATCAAAGTTTTTTTCTTCTTTAATAGTTTTAACAAGTAGATCAATGTCGGGCTGGACACCGCCTGTACCATCAGGATTAGCATCAGTAAGTGAGCCTAGAACATCTTTGATCTTTTCATCTACTCTTTCATTTCTTCTTTTATCCCAGTTACGTACGACACCCCGTTCCCATTCTAGTAGATTGTTTTCTCTTCTAGATTTAAGTTCTGGATAGACTTTATCACGAAAGAACTTTCTAAACTGTCTGCTGTTTGGATCTATACCAAAAGCTTCAGCTTGTAAAACAAGTCTAGTTACAAGTAAACTATCTGCATAATCATGCAACTCGATAGCTTGCTGTGAGTCAGTAATATCAACCCATCCGTTCTCTAATAATATTTGTTTACGAGCACCGAAGGTAGGTTTTAATTCTCTAAGTATTTGTTTTTGACTAACATCTTGTGGCGTTTCTTGATCTATGTTAAATAAGAAATCTTTAGCATACTTATCGTATTTAGATTCTTTAAACAGTTTATTTTTAAACTTAGCATTTTCATAGTCAAACTTATTTTCTGCATCTCGTACAATATTACCTTGAGCCTCGTCAAGTGCACCTAATGCTTCTTCTTGTAACTCTCTTACAAGGTCGCCCTTTTTCTTAACTTCTAGTGCAGTCTTAAATTTTGTAGAAAACTGAGCAAGAGCCTGTAAGTTATCCATGAACTGTGTAGCTCTTGCTTTTTCTATCTGTACCATCTGGTCATAGAACCGTTTGGTATCTTCTTTATTTCTATCTATCTGGGCATTGACAGCCTCAGACATATCAGCATCTGTCTTTAGATAGTTGGTTTTGCTGATGTCAGGTAATTGATCTCTCGGTGTACCAATTACGTTTCCGAATGATGATGTCATAATTTATGGAAATGGAAATGATCCTATAAGACCACCGTATGTACTAAATGGTGCAGCACCTAGAGCAGATCCTGTTACACCACCAGAAAATAGATTTGCACTGCTTATACCACTAGCTCCAGCCATACCGGCTCCGGCTCCAGCACCACCAAGGCCACTGAATAAACCAGCACCACCAAAACCACTATATATACTTGCTACTGTGCTTGCTATCTGTAGAGCACCACCAAGTCTATTTGTTGGAGGTAACATCACAGGTGCACCATATGAAGCTGGTACGCCTAGTGCTTCTCTTGCAGCACCTTGAGCAGCTGTAAACTTACGTCTTGCACCCTCTTGGAAGTATGCCATATTTCTACGTAAGGTAGTATCAACTACACCATCAACTTCAGCTTTAGCAGCTAGTAGTGCTTGATAATCATTTCTACCAAAGGTTCTACTTCTACCACCTTCATTAACTTTTTGTTTTGCAAAGTATCTGGCAGCGGCTCTTTGAGTAGCCATTCTGCC